CGCATTACTTGGCTTGATGCAAGATACCAATCAATAATCCCGCTACTAGGGCCAACCATGTAAGTTGATGATGCAGAACCATTGAAACTTAACTTACCAGTTAGTGGCAATCTCACATCCCCTGTTAAGATAGCATTATCCCCACTGATGTTCCCACTTGCTGTAACAGTTGTAAATGAACCTGCCGCTGCCGTATTAGCACCAACAATACCATCAAAATTAGCGGCATTAACTCTGCCACTTACCCCTAAGCCTCCTGTAATTACAGCAGTTCCTGTAGTGGTAGAAGTAGAAGCCGTCCCTGCGGTAAAGGTTGTAGCACCACTAGCGGATAAAACACCCGTAGTAAGAGAAGTCAGATGCGTTATAGCGTCTACTACGTTCGTACCATTGTTATAGACAAACATCGTCTTACCAGCAGCTACGGCAATCCCTGTTCCTGTTGTGTTCTTAACCGTTACCGCATCCGCTAAACCGTTATTTACTAGATAGAGTTTCTCAATCTGACATCCTGAACCAAGGATTAAGTTTCTTGCACCGCCAGATGTGCCTGTTAGATTAAGTCGTAGGTTACGGGCTGTTTGTGTAGTGTTTGTATCTGTTAGCGTTATTGTTACGTCTGCACTTGAAAAGGCTACGTCCGCTGAACCTGTTATTGCTTCCCCTAAAGCAGCATCGCCTAGGTTTACGTTAGTTGTTGCGCCCCATGTTCCAGATTGTTCACCTGTAGCTATTAACTCTATCTTTAGTGCTGAATATGTGGATGCCATAATTATTCCTTAAAATGTTACTATTTCTTCCCAATTGGCTGTTTCTGTATTATTAATCTCTGTCCAGCTAGGTGTTTGTCCATCATTTATTGCCGCCCAATTTGGCGTTTGATTATCAATAATTACACTCCAATAATAATACCCTAAATCGCCTGTTTTTCCTACTGCATTAACACCTGTTAACGCTATACTAAATCCGCCGTTTGTTACTGTTCCTACTGCACCTCGCCCAGCAACCCCTGTTATTGCAGTAGACTTGCCCGGTAAAATTGTTCCAGCTAGTCCTGCTGCGCCAACACCTGTTAACGCTATCACTATATTATCAGTTACAGACCCTACCGCCCCACTAGCCGCTACACCTGTTATTGCTTTGTCACTACTGTAAACTATTGTACCTGCTAAACCGCTTGCAACTACCCCAGTTAAAGCTGCTTCTTTACTATGTGTAACCGTGCCTACTGCACCAGAACCAGCTACTCCACTAAGAGCAAGACTTAATACTGGTGTTACAGTACCAACTGCTCCAGAACTTAAAACACCTGTAAGTGCTACTTCTTTACCGTGCGTTACAGTTCCAACCAATCCTGCCGCATTTACACCTGTTAACGCTATAGTTAATTCTGGTGACGCTGTTCCTACAAACCCACTAGCAAATGTGCCGTCTTCATTCTCAGCCGAACTTGCTACTACCGTTCCTACTGCTCCACTAGCCCCAACACCGGTCAAAGCTATGGTAATTGTTGGTACTTCTATCCCTACGAGACCAGTTCCTACTACGCCAGTTAACTCAAGCGTTCCACCCCACCCGTTATCGCCCCACGCATTATTACCCCAGCCCAGAGCCATACGTCACCTTAAGTTGTTGATAAGCGTACTAAAGCAGCAGTTGTAGAGTTAGTTGGCATTGTTAAAGTAAAGTTACCGGCAGTAATCGTCTGCGAACCAAAGGTATATACCGCAACTGATTTATTAGATTGAGTTGAGTTATATAACAACATGGCATCAAAAGCTGTAGATAGTGTTACTGTTGTGTAAGTAATACTTGCAGATGGAGTCCAATATCCTACGCCCGCTGTTGCAGATGCGTTTGTAGATGTTGGGTTTACTGCGTTAGTAACCGTTACCCCACCAGCCGTATAGTTAGTTCCAGTTACTTCTCCAACCGTTGTATATACAGTAGTAGAAGCATTTAGCGTAGCAGAAGCTAGATATAGCGCCGCTTTAAATGTATTTGCCGTACTTGCAGTTTGTGCTGGATTAGCCGAACTAAAGTTATGTGTTGCGCTTAAAAGTTCACCCAAAAAAGAGGTGGTCATACTCTGAGTATTTGCCATGATTTATCCTAAAGTTGCCCCGACTAGATCGGTAAATGGTGAAGTTTTAAGGGTTACATGAGCAGAACGGTGGACTAGTTCACCATCTAGCCAATACTCTGTCCAAGTTGTGTATTCAACGTCATTATCAACTGAACCTTCTTTTTTCTCAAGAAGGGAGTCATCCATTTCGCCTTTTGTTGTTGTAACTAACATAGTATCCTAAGCCTGTCTAATTACTGCAGATGTTGATGTATTTGTCGGAAAAGTAATTTGGAACGTAGCATTACAGGTTTTATCCGCCCCAAAATTTAAAATAAATATTGAAGCATTACTCCTAGTAACATTATAAAACAAAGCACCCCTACAAGTAAATGCTGCAGGACTCCATAATAAGTTATCAAAACTAATATATAAAACGCCCGAGGCGGGATCAGTGTTGATTGTTGTGCCTGTAACAAGTTTACCTCCTGCTGTATAGCCCGTACCTGTAATCTCACCTACCGTTGTATATGCTGTGGTAGCACCTGTTATATTAGCACTACCGTTGTATAAAGCGCAGTATATAGTATCAGTAGCTAAATTCTGCCCAGCTTGAACCGCTTGAGATTTAAAGGAAGTAGTGATGGTTTGAATTATCATTTAACTGGATACCTAACTTGCCCATCACGGTAAGCATCACCACGTTCTTTACCATCACCCAACTGTTTGAGTAACAACATTGCATCGCCATAGCGTTGAGCATACAAAGCCACAAGGTCAGCTTCACCTTTCATAAAGGTAATTGCTTCACATAAACAGCCATTTAACAAGGCTGTATCAAAGTTATCACCAAGCCAAGTAGTACCAGAAGTAACAATAGATTCTGGATAGAAGAAATAATGCAACTCCATATTGTAAGATTTATCTGGAGTCGGTCCTAGTATAAGACTTAACTCAGCAGGGTATGTATATTGGGGTCCAAATATGGCGTAGTATTGGGGTAAACCCGTATAGTTTGGTAGTGTGTATGACTCACGAATAAAGTTAACATCTTTATCAAGCAAGTATGTGTACTCACCTTGGAATATCATTGAACCTGATACTGTGCCGCTATTAACAACGGATAAAGAAATTGTAGTACCAGCAATCCCAATTACCAAAGCGCCTGTACCAATTCCGGTGCCTGTAACAGACTGCCCTATGACAATATTAGTATTACTAGATACAGTAATTGTGTTTAATCCAGATGTTCCAGTAGCCGTAGGAGTAGCGTAGGAGTAAATAGCTAAAGAAAATACAGACAAAAAATCATTCGGACAGGCTACATACTTGTTAGCCGGACTCGTAACCCCTATCACATTTTTTCGGAGTGATGGTAACTGAACAGAGTTATAAATCTTCTGTTCAGTCTGTTGGGTAAATGTAGCGAGTTCAGTAGCTGTAAAAGTATTCTCTGTATAACTCTGAATCGCAGCACATAATTGTGTGTAGTTCATTAGCCCATCGGTCCTCTAGACATTGTACCTTTAGTAGCGCAACCTGTACCACGCATTTTAATAGCGCCGTTAGGGTTTTCTGGAGTAGTGTTACCTTTACTAATACCACCAGCAGAGATATTCATTTTAGTCATACGCTCGGCTCCAGTACCATATTTACTGTCAGCTTGAATAGAACTTTTCTTACCAGACATTGTATGTGGCTCGGCGTATACAGAAGCAGAACCAACTTCTTTGCCCATTACTTTGTTAGAAAACTTAGCCATTATCTGCCCCTTTGTGCGGCTACTTTAGCCATATTCCGTCCCATAGACTTCATGTTGGAATTAGTTTTACCAACACCATTCTTAATTGGTCCGTTTTGAATTTTAACATTTGGTCCAGAGTCACCAAGGTTTGTACCTTTAGTTTTTCCAGATTTAGTTATGCCATCGGCTGCTTTTCTGAATCCCATTTTACACTCCTTAAGTTACTGTAATTGTTACGTCTGATACTAGCCAAGCTGGTGCTAAATAGTTAGGTGTTAATCCTGCATCATTTGCTCTTGACCCACCAACAGGGTACCAGCCCCATTGTATAATTCTACTACCTAATTCGGGATAACCGTTAGAATCTACACTATTATTATTCGCAACAGTTACTTGTAAACCACTTGTTCCAGAAGCATAATAACTTATATCAGGTCTTGGCTCCCTTACTGCTTGCGGGTCATTAACCGGATACATACCCAATCTTAACTGTGGTTGATCAGGTTCCCAACACTCAGGACATACTAAAATATTAACTGTTTTGGTTTTAATTACAAGCTTCTTTAATACCTTGAGCATATACCGCTGACCACAACGATCACACTCCGCAATACTGTGTTTACCCGAAGCAAATCTATTAGGCATATATCACCTATAAAAAGACATACGAGGAACATATCTGTCTGCTGCTTTTTCCCTATCTTCTTGAGCAGCTAAATCAAACTGTTGTTCATAATCGGCTTTTAACAACTGTGCACGGTTCGGGTCTACTTCCGGTATCTTAATGCTTAAATAGTAAGCAAGCCCAGCCGCCATACACGGTATCCACCTAAACGGTATATCCTGCATATATACACCACCACCTCCAGCATCCTGTATACGGCGCATCCTATAATAAACAAAGGTGTAAGTAGTGCCTGTTTCAGGGGTGGGCCAAACATTAATATTTGGTAAGTAGTTAATAGATAAGTATGTTAATACAGAATGCGCAGCGGCAGTTGTACCGTTCTGTGCACGATAACAATTTAATAGTTGATTATTTGCTGTACTTACCGCTTGATAATAAATAGTTTCAGCGTCAATATTTACAAACCCGTTACTAGGAAGTAACGCCACATTGCTTACATTAATTGTTGTAGCGGTACTAGTTACAGCAGTTGTTACTGTAACTGTTGTGGGGGCAACTTTACCACTCTGCCTATTTACCCACACTTGAATTGGTCTACCTGTAGTCGTCTTATTAGGAATCGTCATGTAGGTAGGTTCAGAAATACGGCTAATATTAATATCTTGCTGGTTAACTTCCCCGTTACTAGTACGAGTTACCATGTCTAAAAGGTCTATGGTATCTACAGGATATGGGTAGGAAGCTTGTCCTGATACTAAAGTAATTGCACCTTGGTCAACTGTCCACAAGTTAATACCACGATTAGCCCATTCTATCGTTAGAATATTCATACTACGGCGAGCAGTCTTCAGGTCGTAGCCTGTGCGTAACTGTTTACCACAACGCTCAAAAGCCTCTTCAACGAGGTTATTTAGGTCAAGGTCAAATGCGGAAGTGCCGCTAGTTGTCATTATCTATACCCTGCAGTTTTCTTTGCTATATTCTTTGGTTGAGCTACAAACTGTTTACCTTTTGCTTTACCTACTCGTTTTGCTTTTGTAGTTGCAGCATACTCTTGAGGACTTAACGCATCAATAGCTTTCTTTGGCAAGTATCGCTCACCCGTTACGGATGACTTCTTACCTGACTTGGTAGTCCATTTCTGGTCTCCCCAGTTTTTTAAAGACTGCTGTGGTGCTTTCAATCTTTGTATCCTCCGCCAGCGGCTTTGTATTTCTTTGCTACTAACTGTGCTTTACGGGCTGACCACTGACCTGCACCCGTGCCTTGTATTGCTGCGGATTTAACTTGAGAAACAATCCGTTTACGAAGACTTGGTTTGGTGTAATTACCAGCTTCGTTTACCTTGCCGCCTTCAGCAAATTCAGTAAACTCCGTATCGTCCCTACGGGCTTTCTTTTTACCACCCGGCATTTTGGATGGGTCTATTGCCCCCATTCCACGAGAGGCTCTCATACCATCTTCCCACGAGTTTTACCACGAACACAACAGCCATCAGCACGTTTAGAAGCAGAACCAACTTTACCACCAGCGTTAAATTTTTGTGGTTTTATAATTACTTCTTTTTCTACAATAACTTCTTTTGTAGGTTCTTTTTCTTTTGATTTTGTTCTACGGGATTTAGACTCTTCACGAGTCTCCCCACCAAGTTCTTCGTTAATAACTTCAACGGGATTGGCTAGACCTTTAGTATCTAAAAAGTTACTAGCCTTATCGCTTAGACCTTTAATAAAATCTCTCATGTTAGCAGTACCTTCCGCCTTTAGACATCTTAACCATTGTACCTTTAGTTAAACCTTTTTTAGCTACGCCATTAGCTGATTTACGGAATGTTCCGCCTTTAGCTAATTTAAGGTCTGTACCTTTACCGCCTTTGTGTTCTTGGGCATCGTGTTGTTTCATGGCTTTTTTGATCATTGCTTTATCTTGTGCAGTATCATTTTTAGCCATACCACCCATAGCCATTTTCTTAGTCTTGCCGCCTTTTTTCATCATTGCAGGAGTTCCGGGTTCAGAAGAACCGGGTTGCATCATCTGATTATCAGCACCCATACGCCCACCTACAGGAGGCATTGGTGCTCGTGGCATTGGTCTTGGGGGCATCATTGGTTTTTTCTTAGACAATAATGCTGCCATCATTTTTGGGTCCATCTTAGGAGACATTTTTGAAGCCATCGTATCACCACCTTTTTTAAAAGTTTTGCCTTTGTCGGCGTTTGAAAAATCACGCCCCACGGACTGTGGGACACCTACCTTCTTAGCAAAAGCTTTATTATGTGCTATTGCTTCCATAAACTTGTGTTGCTTTTTAGAGCTACTAGGCACGAGTTTTACCTCTTATACAACAGCCATCAGCACGTGCTGAAGCTGATTTAACCTTACCACCTTTAGCCATTTTTTTAGGGGTAAACATTTTAATAAAATCTTCAGGAGAGGCTTTTGTTACTCTTCCAGAACTATCTTTTTGTAAAGTAGGTTTATCAGGCTCATTAAATTCGTCTACTATTTTCCCATACTCTGTAGATACTTTTCCTTGTTCAGAATCCCATGTTTCATTTTTCATTTTGTCGATATAAGGAGTCATCCGAGCATTAGGATATTTTTCTTTTAATGCTGTGCGGTCAGCATTATATTTAGCAAGTTTTTTTTCATCCATTTTGTTTACCTTGAAATAAGCTGGTCAATTTTTGCTTCAAGCTTGTTAAAGCGTTGGTCAATGTGGTCAGTAATTCTTTGTACTTCTGAATTAGTTGCATAGTCACGGGCTATCTCCACTCTCGTAGTATTAAGTTTATCGTCTAAGTCTTTAATTTTGTCAAACTTTTCATGCACAATATATCCAATAACCGCCATAAAAACGGTTAAACCGCCAGTCCATAGTTCCATCATATTATTTAGCATTTCCATCTTTTTAGACTCGCAGCCTTCCTAGTTGGTTTGCCGTTCTCGTCTTTCATTGGTCCGGGCATCCCTGAC